GCCGTCGTCCCGGATAAGAATGATAAGCTCACCTATAAGGAAGCCAACAAGAACGATCCATCCCGCCGGGATATTCAGGTCATGATACCGCGCCTGACGGCAATATGGCCGAAGGAAGGGGAGATCAAATTGCAGGCAGCCTCGCCGCTGCGTCGTCAGTTGGAGAAGGTCTGCAAGCAGAACAGCCTGCCCGTGATTACCATCCACGGCCTGCGACACTCCTTCGCAAGCCTCGCTTATCACCTGAAATGGGATGAACGTACCACCTGCGCCGTCGGCGGCTGGGGTGATCCTACCTGCGTGCATCGTATCTATACGCACCTGTCGAAGTTGGACAAGAACGACAACATAGAGAAGATGAAGCAGTTCTATAACGGCCAAAATACGAACGGAATTACGAACGAAAATCAGAAGGCCCCGTGATTACTGGCCGGATAGAAGTTTCAAAGAAAGTTCGAAGCCTTCTTCCCCTGCCAGAACAGAAAGCGCGAGATTTGTCGAGAATCCCGCGCTTTTGCCGTATTTGCTGGACTTTTCACCGCTTTTTGTTCTCTCGGAAATTCCGGTTTCCCTCACTTGGAAAACCACAATTCAACAATGTAGAACACAAATAAGCGGCGATTTTACGAACGGATTTACGAACGCCGTCAGGCCGGCAGCGCCTTTTCCTCGTTCTTGTTGAAGTTGTTGTTGAATTCGTTAACGGCTGCCTCGATCATGGAAACAAGCTCATACTCGCTGATATGGATTCCTTTCTCTTCCAGAATCTTGGAAGCCCGTCCCATTGCTTTATGAAGCTTCTCTTCGCCGTGCAGGTCCTTATAGAGCTGCTCCACGGTCCGCACGACAGTCCTGCATACTGCCTGCTTAATCTCCGTGGTGACGTACTTCTTGTACAGGTTCTTTGCCTGCACGCCCAGCCAGCCGAAAAAGGCCAGAAGGATCATGAGCATGATCTGTGTCAGGTAGTTGCTGAGAATGTCCATTGTGAATCTCCTTTCTTAATCCAGTTGGTCGTGCGCCATCTGGTTGATGTACTTATCGAGCTTGTCCTTTGCGTCCGGGACGCGGTGATTCGCGCCCAGCTGTTCAAGCCCGTCGAGGCAGGCCCGCATGGAATAAACCATCAAGGTCTGCTCCTTCTTGATGGATTTGATATCGTTGTCCTGCTCTTTCTGGTGCTTCACAAGGTCATAGACCTTGTTGTAATACTTCATGATCGCCACGATAGCGGCAAGCAGGGCAGCCGCCGTGATGATGGTCTGCGCGTCGATGTTCATACATTCACCCCCAGCGCCCGGAAGGTCATAGGCCCCGCAATGCCGTCTGTGGCAAGGCCGTTCTCTCCCTGAAATGCCATAACCATGGCTTTGGTCTTGTTGTCGAAGGTGCCGGACAGGGGAGCGTTGCAGCCGTGTGCAAGCAGAAGCCCCTGCAATGCTGCCACGTCAGCGCCTACCATGCCCTCACAGAGCATACGCGGCGGCCAGAAGGGTGTCGTGGGTGTGTCCGGTTCCGGCAGCTGTGGTGACGGCTCCGGTGCCGGTTCAGGCGTCGTCCCGGCGAACTCGTTATAGATCGCCTGGGCAGCGTTCACGCGGCCATTGATGGCACCTGCGGACTGATCTGCCGGGTTCTCAAAGCTGCGCATGAACTTCGCCGTCATGTCATACAGGGACGCACCGGAGACCAGAACGTCGTACACACTCCGGTAATCCGTCTGAAGCTCCTGACACAACAGGTCAATCTGCGTCTGCTCGTCCGCGACAGACACGCCGCGCTGCTTCACAAGATCGTATAGGGCAATCTTCCGGGTATAATACGTCCACTGGCAGAGGCCATAGCCGTATGCGTCACTCAGGAAGCGCTGCCGGGAATAACTCCCGTTGTCCACCTGCGCGGTGTACACTTCGTCCTGGATGCCGCTGCGGTCCTCCACGTTGTTTGATCTGAACGCGGATTCATGCTGCATGTTTCCCATGATGGCCGCACAGGCAGTATCAGAGAAGCCTTTCGCTTTCAGTCGCGCCCAAATACTTGATTTGCTCATTCAGTAATCCTCCATGTTTACCTTCGTAAGAAGGTCCAGTCTGTCGAGAATCTTCTCACAATGGTAGTCGATAAATTCATCCGGGAAGGTGCGGAGAATGTCCATGATGTTGTGGACCTTCTCCGCGATTTCCGCTCTCGCCTCAGTCGGGGTCATACTCGGGATCGTTGTCGAGAAGCTCCTGCACGGCAGCTCTCCACCGTTCCGGCACTTCATCAATGGTCATGCCGCCCGCCTTGATCTTCCGGTAATAGATTTTCGCCATGATTATTCACCTCCAACAATAAGGTCGGCCAGCTCAATCAGAGCGTCAGCCTGTTCGTTGATAAGCACCTGCTGTTCCGCAAGCTGCTGCTTCACCTGCTCCATCTCAGAGGGCACAGGCGGCGTGGGTTCCGGGATATCCGCGTCGATCTCCGCTTTGCTACGGGAGACGACGTGCCCGTTGCGGTACTTATAGATCGGAACGCCGTGTTCCTCGGTGATGGGTTCCCCGATGGTCTCCTGAACTTCATACCAGCCGGTATTTCCGCTCATGTCATTGGGGTTATAGGCCGTGATCCGGTTGGAGCCGTCTACATAAACAAACATTAAAAGTTCTCCTTTCGGTTGATTTTCGTGTCGTAGCCGAACAGCTCATGAAAGAGCTTGTCCATGCTGCGCACGGTCTTATGACTGTTGTAGTCCTTCAGGATATACCCGCGATACGAATTGTGCGCACAGGTGATCTGCTCCTGCCCGAGAAGCCCCGTGTCAAGGAAGCGCCGGAACTTCTTCAGCTTTCGCCGGTGCCGCACGGTGTTGATCTTGCAGGGCTTCACAATAACCTTTCCGGTTTCGGTCAGGTAGTAGTTTCCCTTCATGTACGGGAAGCCGTGCGACAGCTTCACAACCTGCGTCTTCTTCAGGTTCAGCTTGATTCCCTTCATCCTGCACAGCCGGTCGATTTCTTCCAGACAGTGCCACAGATATTCCTTGCTCTCATGGATCAGATAGCAATCGTCCATGTAGCAGCCGTATTCCTTCACGCGCAGGACCTCTTTGACATAGTGATCGATGCTGCTGCGGTAGGAGACCGCGAGGATCTGCGATACCTGGCTTCCGATTCCTAAAGACTTCTCTCCGAACGGTTCAATGAAATACCGGCAGAGCGTGAAGATTCTCGGATCGTCAAAAGCCCTGAGAAGGATATCATAGACAGGCCCGTGCATGATGTTGTCGAAGTAACCGCTGAAATCCATCAGCAGCACATACCCGGCGTTGCTGCCGGTTCTCCGGTAATACTGGTGAAGGTGATGCTTCAGCCGGTCGCGGGCAAAGGAGATTCCCTTGCCTTCCAGCGACGCGCCGTTATCGTATATCAGGCTCCTGCTGAGGACCGGGACAAGGGCGTTGTCGCACAGAGACCGCTGCGCGACACGTTCCTTGAAGTGAACGGACTTGATGTGCCGTTTCTTTCCGCGCTCTACAAGGTCGAATTCAATAAAGCCCATCGTCACGTCCTGCCCCGCCAGAAGCATCTGCCGGAGCTGCACGACGTTCCGAAGCCAGCTCATGAAATACCGCTGCACCGATGCCTTCCATCGTATGGATTTCCCGGACAGCCTCGCCGCCCGGAAGAGCGCGTTGCAGGTACAGAGGTTCTCATAGTTGTCATACTGCGCTATGGCGTCGCGCCGCTTCTCTTCGCGTCTCCGCTTACGCCGCTCATAGCGTGCCTTGTGTCTCTCTTCACTGGTCATAAAGAATCGGTACGGCGTACAGGACTTATTATCGTGCGCCGTTCTACCTGCTTAGCATCGGGGCATGAAAGCGGGCTGTTGCGCTGGCCCGCCCATGCAAGCAGCGTCCGCCCCTTGCATCACCGTACATATTTACCCTCCTTTTTCGTCAAAAGGTTCAGGGAAGGTTACCGGCTCCTTCCATAATGAGGCACGGATTTCAGCCCGCGCAGGGCTTACTTTGACTGGCCGATACTGTGGAATCAGAGCGGCACGCGGATGTTGGTGTTGGCCGCGTTGTTGTTGTTGGCATTCCCGTTGTTGTTGACATTCGCGAAGTTCGTGGCCGAGTTGGCGGTCTCCAACCACCAGTTGCTACGGTTTACAGCCGGTAACCTGCTGAGACTATTTCATTTTCTGAATCTTGGCATTCTTCTTCATGCCTCGCAGGAGCTTTAATTCCTGTATCAGCAGAAGGCCGAACTGCTCCACCCGGTCAGGCGTGACGGAATCGATTGCCCATACACAGTCCTGCATCTGCGTGAAGAGCGTTTCGCCCGCCTCGATTGCCCGCTGCAGGTACTCTTTGCGGACCTTCAGGGAATACTCATCGACCGGGAAGCGGGTTTCCGCTTTGGTCAGGTTGTTCCGCATCTCGTGCCAGCTGTCAAGCATCGGCACCACGTCCGTGTAGAGTGTCCGCTTCGGGAAGATTTTCGGGTTCCCGGTCACGCGCCGGAGCTCCATATACAGCGCCGTAGCGATATCGTAATACTCTTTTCCGGTGGCGGTTCTGTTTCTTGTATAGACGTTGCTCATAATCGTTCCTTTCCGGGTATGCGCCCCATAAAGGGGCGCTGTATAGGGTGTCAGGTGAGGAGGAAGCAGAGCGGCACGCGGATGCCGGTGTAGGCCGCGGCGTAGTT